GACCCGGTATCGAGGTCAGGCTCGACAGGCATCTTGGAGTCGCTGCGGCGCACCTTCTCCTGCGCCTTCTTGAGTGACTCCTCATCAACATCAACCTCAGCGTTAACCTCAACATCGAGGTCGCCCACCTGCTTCTGGATGCGACGGAGCTTCTTCTTCAGCTCGTCAGCGAACTTAGAGAGGTCGGGGACGACCTTGACTCCGAGCTTACCGACAATACCCTTACCGGCCATCCCCTAACCTCTCAACCTAGGGCCCCGAACAGGGCCGCCATCGCAGCAGTATCCTTACTCGATACTACCGTACTCGCCTTAACAGTTCCGGGCCTGGGAGCCATCTCAGAGTCCTTCAGGTACGCCCTCCCCCGGCCGCTGGCTGCCTTCGTCTGAAGGCGCTGACCGTCAATCAAGGCGTTAAGCCTCTCCGAGTCGGCGGAGTAGCCGAACCACTGCGGCCCACCCAACTGCTTTGCCCTGTACAGCGACCAGGGCTCATAAGAAAGGCGCTCAAGCAGTGACTCCACGAGACGAACCCTGTAGCTGCCGTAGACGTCGATGCGGTAAAGCGCCCAGAAGTCCGCGGCAGCATCAGGGTTGTCCCGGAAGTAGTCATCTACCGCTTGGCGCCTGTGGCTTCCCCCGCGTAAGCGGTAGCCAGAGTGATAGCCCCCTCGATGCCGTGAGTACTGAAGAAGCGGGTCCACGCATCCAGGTCAGCGATGTAGCCGTTGTCCTCAAGGAACTCGGTCATGTCAGCCAGAACCGTCATGTTCTCGTCAGTGAACTCGTCCGAGTCGTCAACCATGGGCAGCACCTTCGCGGTGAGGCGGAGACGCTGGGAAGGGCGGAGCGTGTCGACGGGCTTGAAGATCTCGTGCCCCTCGAGGGTCTCAAAGTCAGGGACTTCATTCTTGGTTGAGGCCATTGCCTTCTCCTTCTGCTGGGGTGCAATGGGGTGTTGCCGCCCGGCCACCACACACCCCTACATGATGGCCGGACGGAGATCATCAGTTGACAGTGAACTGCTTCCCGTCGGACGCGCCGACGTTGTTGGTGACCACGACGTTGACCGCGCCGGTAGCGCCGCGCGGCACATAGGTGGTGATCTGGGTGGCGGAGTCCTTCTCGAAGTTCGCCACCTTGTCGCCGAACTTCACCTCGCGGACACCGTTGAAGTTGGTTCCGGTGATGGTGACCTTCGCACCAACCGCACCAGTAGCGGGCGCCAGGGTCGTGATGGTCGGCTTCGCCGTACCAACACCGGTGACGGTGCGCGGCTCGAGCATCTGGACGCGAGTCTTACCCGACGGGGGAGACAGCAGAGTCCCAGAGATCTTCACCTCACTGAAGTTGTCCAGCGAAAGGGAAGGGAGGTTACCGGCCAGGGACACGCGGCGGAACAGCATACCCGACACGAGCAGGCCATCCTCGATGACGATAAGGACGGCGCGCTCACTCGAGTTGTCCAGCTCGACATCCCAGCCGCCCTTCTCGGCGTCATAGGTGGAGCCGGGGAAGGCGACGCGCATGACGTCCTCGCCGAGGTTGACGGCGTTGATGGTCACCTTGTTGGTGACGTCCTCGCGGGTGGAGCGGACGCCCTGACGGTCCCAGGTGCGCTTCGTGGAGGTGTCGCCGCCGTCGGTCTCCACCTCAATCAGGTTCTCGCTTGAGGTGTCACCGAGCCACGTCCACCCAGCAGTCTCGAGCGTGGTGCCGTCGCCAAAAGTGTAGCCCCACAGGTTCGGGGCAACGGTGTCCACATTACCGATGTAGACGTGCCCCTTACCCGCGATCTGAATCTTACTGTTTCCGAGGTTAGCCATCAGGCCCCCTTCCTGGCCGTCACCTGAAGGGACGAAACCATGTTGATGTAGTCTGCCGTGGTCCCCATATCCGTTTCCGGTGTGGGAAGCTGAGTCCACTCCAGGTAAGTCGCCCAGCCCTCAGAGGTAATCATACCGTCCCTCCAAGCCTTATCTACAGCCTGAACTAGGGCGTCGGAAGCATCAGAAACTTCATCCCCGTCCGGGCCGGTCATATAGAGTCGCGCACGAATCTGGGTGGCCGCGAACCTGGGCCCAGACGGGTGCGTGCGCGCAATAGTCATCTGCACTCGGCACACGAGCTCATTCATTGGGTCATCCACGTCGCCGTGGGTGCGCCAAACGATCTTCTCGAGGATAGGCCACTCACCCGCACCGTGGGCGGCGGCGTCCTTCATGTACCGGTAAATGAACGGGAGAGGATTAACGTAGGCCACTAGAATCCCCCATTATCCCGTACCACCCCGCGAAGAATGTTGAAGCCGGGAACCCATGTGCGATACCGGGCACCCTCCCGCCCAGTGCGTCGCCCCTGGCGATCCTGGTACACGTAGTGACCGAACTCCGCGGCCGCATCGTGGTCAGTGGACGGACCGATCGTATAGTCCACCTTCCCCTGCTCCATGCTGTATGAGGCAAGAAGCTCACCGGAGTCGACGTGCGCAGAAGCGGCAGCCTTCACCTCAGCGAACACCTTCGCCGCGGCCGCAGCAAACTCCGGCTGGCGGGCGACGACCTCCGCAATATCCTCGTGGGTGCGCTTGTTGTCGTAGGCGTGGATCACTTCGCCGCCGTCCCCAGGGTGTCGCAGCTGACACTGAAATGGCGCGTCATCGGTGAAGCATCGTAGGTCAGTGGCTCGCCGGCCTGCTGGAAAGTCTTCCCCTCCAGTGACGGGGGTCCCTTAATGATCTTCACCCACGAGTGGGGGCCGCCCGGCCACTTCCGGCCAGTCCCCATAATCTTCAGGGTCGTCTCGTCGGTAAGATCGCCGCGGATATCACGGTTCTCCGTGGCCTTCAACGCGTTACCTGCGGAGGGCTGCACAAGTACCTTGTCGACATAGAACGTCTCGCCGGGCGTGTAGCGGCGCCCGGTGCGCCCCTCAGACATAACCGCGACAGTTACCTCTACGGCGTGTGGGCCATTCTCCAGGTATCGGCCGCGGCGGGGCCGGAAGGTCACCATGTGGTACGCCACCCCTCCCACCGCTGCAACCCCAGCTCAGGGGCAGCAGGCCTGTCCGGGACCGAAGCCCGCCGGAAAGACATCAGGAATGTCTTCGACACGTCCGGGGACCACTCCCCGCCGCGCCGGTTCCGAGCATACCCGTCCAGCACTGGGGCTGCGCTACCCCATCCACCGGCGCCGCCCTCGAGCGCCTGCCAATCCCGCTGAGTGATCTCCAGGAGGCCGGAAGCTACGGCCTGATTCACCGAGTAGGTGTAGGTACCCTCAGTCTCATACTTGTAGAGCCCTCCGCCGGGAGCACGCAACACTCGTGCGACAGCCTCACACTCCACCATGGTGAGGGCCACACGGAACGGGTAGTCGACGCGGCAGCGATTAACTGCATCAGGCATGCGGAGGAGGATAAGGGCCTCGGCGCGCTCAAGGAGGGCATCCACCCACCTTGCCTCATCATCCTCGAGGTCGCGCATGAGTGTGCGTTCGACGTCGAGTCTCTCCGCTACGGTCACTTCTCCTCCTTCCTAGGTGTCACCCGCAGGGCGAGGGTGTTGCAGAACCCTCGCCCTGCGGACCAATCAGCCGGCCTTCTTCGTGATCTTCACGAACGCCTGCGGGTCACGCAGGACCCAGCCGAAGATAGCCTCAACACGAATCGCAATACGGTTCGTGCCGAACAGGTCCATCCCGGCGGCGTACTGGTCGGCGGTAGCCCAGGTGAGGCCCTCGACGAAGCCGAGACGCAGGTTCTCCTTCAGGTCGCCACCGAAGCCCAGCAGGTTCGGCTCAGACACCTTGCCGCGGCCGTTAACAGCTTTGTGATAGACGGCGGGGATGCCCAGGACACTGGTGAACTGGTCAGCCAGGTTCGGGGACGCCTGGTAGAGCGGGCGACCGAAGCCGTCGGTTGCTCCCATGATGATGGACCGGAACTTCGGCGACAGGAGGAACTCGTTGAAGTCATAGTCAGCCTCACCGTCGGTGTTCACGACCTTGTCGTAAGCCGCAGCGAGCTGCTTGCCGAGGTAGCCAGTAGTGTCGAACTTGGCGGGGTCCAGCTCCACAACGTTCGTGGTGGAGGACAGGGACTCCTTGCCCGCCAGGGCAGTGCCGGTGAGAGCGTCCTTGCCGTGAATGACGGCGGTGTCGATGGAGCGGGCGATAGCCTCAGCCAGCTGATCCTCCAGGTCATCGAAGGCGTTCAGGGGGTTAGCCATGAGCGCCTCCTTAGAGATCGACACGATCGCGGCCGTCTTGACGGGACTGAAGGTCTTCAGACCGACAGAGACGTCAACGACAGGCTTGTCAGCGCTCTCCTGGACAATACCGGCGACCGGCTGGCCGACCGGCATACTGACCGCGTTACCGGCCAGAGAAACCGGGACGGTGCCAGCGACCTTCTGGACGATGGAGCCAGCGAAAGCCCGCTTCCAGATGGGGGCAAGCACCTCCTTCGGGAAACCCTCGGCGTTACCACCGGAGGTAAGCTTTGCAATGGTTGCGACCTTGGCAGCATTGTCCGCCATTCGCGTCTCCTTCCTGCCTGACCGGCAGAGTTGTTCTAGATGTTGCCCCTGTCAGGCAGGGGTTACTCGGCGAGCCCGAACATGCGGAGGATGGCGGTCTCGCGGTCCTCCGAGTCGGAGCCGACCTGTGCGTCTACCGCGGGGTCGCGGGGGCGCGCAGGAGTCTTGCTGGTGAGCTCAAGGAGGGTGGATACCTGATCTCCCCACCCGGACTCGTCTCCGTGCAGGAACTGGGCATACTTCGAGGGCAGGCCAGCATCACGGACCAGGGAGTCCTTGGCTGCGGTGTCACGCAGGGCCTTGATCTCCTCGTCCTTGTTGGCGAGTACCGCTTCAAGGGCCCCTAGGCGCTCTTTAAGGGCGTCGAGCTCACTGGGGTTGCCGACCTCCTCGGGGACGCCCTCAGGCTCCTCAGGTGCGGACGTAGACCCCTCCTGCTTGGTGGCCTCCGTGTCGCCGTCGCTCTGGGACTCCGGTACGGGGGGAGCCTCCTCTGCAGGGACGACAGTCTCGTCGGATGACTCGGTGGGGGTGTCAGCCATTCCTTCTCCTTTGTTCCTGGTAGAGGCGGCGATTCATTGCCCGTAGCGCCTCATGCCCATGAAGGTCATGGGCCTTCACTACCTCATTGTACAGTTGTTCGAATCTAGCATGCTGCTCTTTGCCCGGCCACGCTCTGGACGTGTAAACCGCTACACACACACATCGACAGTTGTTATGGAACCTGTTGACACCAACACCAGCTGTTTTAGATGTCTTGTAGACAGGGCCGCGAGAGGCGAGCATTGCGCAGAAGCCGCACGGGCCATTCTTCGAGGGGGTAACAACCCGCGCCCACGCAAAAGGCCTGGCGATCAGTGTCCCGTCCTTTGAGCGGCGGTACTTGTCTGGGAGATCCTTAAGCGCCTCCGAGTCCCTATACTTCTGGGTGAGCATCCCCTCGGACTCGAGCTCTTTGATGGCCTTGTCGACGCGGTCCGCGACCTCGTCGAATACGTCAACCCAGTTCCTCCGGGGGCGGCGCCTGCGCTCGTGCTTCTTGACTTCCCGCTCAATCTGCTCGGCCTGCTCCTTGGAGAACCCCTCAAGCTCATCGGCGATACGCTCGAGGTCATCCAGGAGCTCGGTCACGTCTGGGGCGTCATCCACAGCATCGTTGATGGTCCTACGGGATGCCGCATACACGTGGCTAGTGAGCTCCGCTTGGAGAGCCTTGAACGCCTCCGGCTTACCGGATCGGGCCTTGGTGGACCTTATCGCGTAGCGCACCGAATCGGGACTGTAGCCCGGCTGTGGAGGGATCCACGCCTCATTCGCCCCATGCGCCCTAGCCTGCCCCCGCAGGAACAAGGCCGTAGCCGCCCACGCCTGGCGTCTTGCGGTCCACACGAGAGGAGTGATCGCCTCGCCCAGCTCCTTCTCTGAGAGCGTCACCGGCTTACCCTGCAAAGGGGCGGTGGCGTCATCCAGGCGCCTCTGGAAAGTGCGGGAGATAGTGGCTAGGAGAGCCCTGAAGAGCGCAAGGGTCACTTCTTAGCCTCACCCTCGTCGTCAGCAGGATCCTCTTCCTCGCCGCTGTCCTCAGGATCCTCCTCGCCCCCCTCCTGCGGGCCAACAGGGAGGATCTGGCCCGCCATCGAATCCAGGTCGTTCTGACGGCGGTTCTCGCGCTCCATCTGCTCCGGAGACAGGTGCATGAAGTCCCGTGCGGTCTCAGCGCCGATAACCCCCTGAGACTCGGCCTGCATGGCGGTAGCCATCTGGGCGCTCGCCGACGGGGCGGCGGCGTCAGCCCACATCACCTCAAGGGTCTCCAGGCCCTCGGGCGACTCCCCGTTCATAACCGCAATAATGCGGGCGATACGCTCAAGAGCATCACTGAACTGGCGCTGCTTGTTCTCAGCGCGGGCGATAAGACGATCCTTCGCCACACGCAAAGCCTCAGCAGATGTCGGGTTATTGTCGGCAGCCACACCCATCATCGACGGCGGAATACCCGTCATAGCTGAGATCTGCAACGCGTAAGTGCGGTACGTGTTCGTGAACGTATCCAAGGACGCGCCAGTCAGCTGCTTAACATCAGCCCCAGTGGGGGCAGCCAGAAGCGCGCCAGCATAGTTCTCCATGCGATTACCGCCGAACTGCCCGTTCATCGCGGCAGCCGCCTGCTGCCCAGCCAGCATCCGGTCAGCGCCGTCACCAATAAGGAACCTCAGCGGGAAAGCGGCAACCTCCTGCCCCATCTGAAGGTTCGTGAGAGTCCTAGAGGCCGCGTCAATGACCGTCTTCAGCTCCTTCAGATCGGACCGGCCGTACCGGTCACGGAGACGAGCCCTGTTGAACATGGGCACGATCGACGCACCCCACGGGTCACTCGTAGACCAGTCGGACACCCACCGGGTACCAACCTGCCTGTAGGCGGTCATACCCTCGGGCGTGTAGTACGAGGCGCACTTCACGCCATCTCCCGCACGGTAGACAGCAATCCCCTCGATCACGTTCCCAAAGTGGTCGATACGGACACCGGCGTGACGCGAGTCCAGTGCCCGGACAGACGGGTGCTCATGATCCTCATCAGCAGGAGACAGCACCCAGAACACGGAGCCGGCAGCAAGAGCCTCCGCCGCCGCAAGATTGAACTGAGAATCCATGTCATTGGCCTGCCACACAACACGCAGGTCACGCACCAGATCCTTACGCCCATCATCCGCGATGATGAACCCAGCCGGGATCAGGACCTCAGTAAGGACATCAATAGCCATCTTCGCGAACGGCGCCTGCATCTCCAGCACGCGCGCCTCCGGAGGGATGCTAATACCCAGGGCGTCCAGGCGCTCACTCTGCTCATAGTACGTCTCGAACGACTCCGGACGATAAGCGCCACCCTCGAAGCTGGCGAGCATCTTCTCAAAGCTCACACGATCACCGTCCACGCACCAACCGGCTTATTCATGTCGGCCCACTCCTTGCTGCTCTTAACGTACCTGTACAACATTCTAGCGCCGATCATGCACACAGCCAGATCGATCTTCTTAGAAGACTTCGGGGACTCCTTCTTCACCGACCAGCGCCCCTTGAACTCATTCACGCGACAGTTAGACACGTGCTCACCCAGGGCAGAGTCCCCATCGTGAGTGAACGCCTGCTGCTGGATCTCCGTGAACGCCGTCTCCGCCGCCTCGGCGAACTGGTAGGCGTGGGAGCGCATATCCCATGCGATCGGGGACGCGGACATTCCCCCACGCACGGCAGGGACGATCAACCGATCACCGAAGTCCTCAGGCCAGGCCGTGCGCGTAAACGACTCCCACTCCCGGACGTCAGCCCAGAACGCCACCACGTTATACGTGTCGAACGCTCTCCTGACCCCCGCGTCCACGGCAGCCACATTCACCACACCGAGGGGCTTCTCAGGCTTCCAGTGGCCGATCTTGAAGATGTGCCCGTCCTCCATGCAGCAACCAACGAGGGCCGTATGGTCATTCGACTTGGATCCGTCGAAGAACATGACGATCTTCTCCCCAGGCTCCACCTTCCGATCGGGTTTACGGAGCTGGGTCCACTCCTCCAGAGTGATCCAGGACGCCTCCGCCGCGTTCGGCCTGTTCAGGAAGAACCTGATAGAGCGAGATTCCGGGTACTCCGGCGACCAGATCTGCTCCTTAATCGACTCCAGATTCACCCACGGACAGCCCTCATACACATACTCGAGGGCCTCAGTGAGACCCACCTGCCCCTCCTCCGGCTCATCCGTCAAAACCGCGTTCGGAGGAGCAACGCGGGCGTCATAGAGGATCTTCGTCTTACCCCTAGTGAGGCCGTCCTCCTGGTCACACCACGCCTCAAAGACCGCTTCCGCGGACGACTGCTCACCCGGAACCCACGCATTACAGGTGCCCATGAACCGACCGCCCATCTTCGCAGCGTTCTGCTGAATCGTCTGCAACATGGCCGGACCACCCTGGGCGGGGAGCCAGTGCTCCAACTCATCCCCCACAACGAAGGACACCTCACCACCCTCCATGGAGTGGGCAGACGACGTCATCTGCTGAAGCTTCCCCCCACCCGGCGTCTCAATGAACGTCTTCGCCACCTCAAGATCGTACTTGCGGGCCAATGGTCCCTTCTTCTGGCAAAATGCCCTGACCATTCGTATGGTATTAGCGGTTTGGCTTTCCGACGTAGCTACGATCTGCACCAGCGGCATACTCATCGGCTTCGCGCGCACCCCAAAAGGCGCATGCCGGTCAAACCCGTCATACCGGCACGGGCCAAGAAGCTCAAACAGACACATAGCCGCAGCGAACGGGGAGTTGTGGGTAACCACCAGCGTCTCCCCAACCAGATACAGGCCATCCTCGGCCGCCACCGTGATGCAACGCGCATCCACCGGGGTCACCCTGCGCACATCCTTAATGACGCGCGGGATGGGCTTCCTGCGCTGCTCCTGCACCCTCTCCGCACGGCGGGGCAGGGTCACGAGGTTCTGGTGCTTGTAGGGCTTGAACGTCAGCCGGTAGCGAGGGCCAGTGACGCGACCGTAGAGCTTCGCCTCCGACTCCCTGACGTTCACCTTCACTCCCATGGAGCGCAGGAGGAACGCCATGCCGTCAGCGATCTGCTTACGCACCTGGCAGTACTCGGCCGAACCCTTCTTATCGATGTAGCCATCAGAGTCCATAAGTCCCTGAATGAGGGCCCTACGCTGCTCCGCAGAAGCATGCAGATACTCCTCGGGGATGTGCTTGTCCTGTAGGACGCCAGCCTTCCTGAGGTCATGAGAGAGGCCAAGGATAGTGAACTGGCGCGCACGGCCGCCTGTCTTCTTCTGGCGAAGATCGCTGAGCTCATACCCGGCGGCACGACAACGCTCGCGAACGTGAGGGATGTCGTCAACATCTGCGGTAGCAGCACCGAAACCAGTGGAGCCATCACCTAGCCAGTAGCCCAGAACCCATGGGTCGACAGGCAGGCTGCGCTCAGGGAACTCCAGGGGCTCAGTCTCAGGGAGGGCGAACTTACCCACCCCAGCCTTCGTCGCTTTTGTGGAACCCTTAGTGAGGGGACGGTCGAATATCAGGCCCTCGCGGGCCATGGCGCGCACATCTAGGGTGCGGCGTTTGCGCTTCGAGGTTCCGACAAACTCATCTACCGTGAACAGGTGCTCGCCCGTGAAGGTCAAGACGGTACCGTCGGAGATTTCCACCTCCCACGTGTCCCACTGGTTAATCGGGTGAACCTGCGTCACCATAGTGGGCTTACCAGACGGATGGAACACGTAGTCGCCGACAGCGAGGTCACCGAACCGCCGCCACCCAGATGGAGTGAGAATTGGCGTGAGCAAAGTCACCCCTTTGCCACTTCCCTTGCTTAACCTTCTAATTCCCTGCCTGTACACAAAGCCACCCTTATGATTCAGGGCGTAGAAATGAGCCAGGAACTCGATCTGCCTATCAGTCGGAATGAACGGTCGCCCCGCCTTCGGCCCATTAGGCTGAATCAGGTTATCCATCATCCATGCCGCAGCATGGTAGCCGATAGTCCTCTCGGGGAGCCCGAGGGGGAGCGTGTCGGTTCGCTCCCGGGGTGCGGGGAGCGTCTCGGTCACTTCGCTGCCCGCGCCTTCGTCCACGCCTGCAACGCGACCACGCCCGCCGACTCGGCCTCAGACTCATCAACGCGGTTGATCTCAATCTGAACCCTGCGCCGATCGCCCTCAGTGAGAAGAAGGCTGGTGAGCATAGTGTTAACCGCCGCCAGCATCGTGGGAGAACGCCGATCCTGCATCTTGTAATTCGACAAGTCATCACAGGCGGAGTAGAGAACAATCCAGTCCGACGGCTCATAGTAGCGGGTGAACGTCGACTTCTCCACAGCCTTCCACAGCTTCTTCGCGATGGGGTGCCAGTCGGAATCCGGCTTGGGTGGCTTCACCTGCTCGGCAACCACGTTAACGGGCTCCACGCCACCATCCAGCTTCCTGGCCTGCGTAGTGCGGTGCCCTTCAGTGCTGCGCTTCGGGATCGGTCCCTTCACTCCCATCGTCGACTCTCCTAAAGGTATCCGGGGTGCTTACTCTTCGGCCTGGGGCCTCGAGCCTTGTTGCCACGATTATAGCGGCGCTTCCGAGCCTCGGCTGACTGCTGCTGTGTGCGCACCATATGGCAGTGCTGGCACAACGCCCTAAGATTGTCGGGCACGTGCGGGCCGTCAGGGATAATATGGTCCACCTGATTCGCTGGGCTACCGCAGAACACGCACAGGCCACCATCCCGCCTCAGGACAGTGCGCCGGATCCTGTCCCAGTCCTTCGGGAGCTCCTTGCGGCGCCCGGAATTCTTACCCCAAGCCACTACCCGATCACCTCCAGTGTCACATGCACACCCAGGTCATACCGGTCAGTGAACACCAGCTCCAGGTACTCCTCGACACCCTCCTGCGCCTCCTGGACCCGGATGATGGCGTCATCCTGATCAGCGTTACGGCGATGATGTGGCACATCGTACGCACAGGTCTTGTGCGCCGAATCGAGCGCATCCCGGAGCTCATCAACCGCACAGTCAAGGGATGCGACAAGCATTCGCACATGAACCTCACTGAGATCGTCCACGTTCACCGCACGTCACCCGGATAAACCATCGACACACCCTCCCCGTTCGGGGATCCCTCACGGATGTCGAAGAGGAAAGCAGGCTTGGCAGCCTTGCCCCCGAAGTAGGCGTGATGGATCGACAGGTAGTCGCCGGGGTACACGTAGAAGTCCGGCTGCCCCTCATTCTTGAACACCCACGTCCCCTCGTCGGTGCGGTCGGGGTGGCGGTCACAGAGGATCACATCAACGTCAGGGTTGCTCTTGTCGCCGTAGATGAGGAGGTAAAGCACGAAGGGTGTCCTTTCACCAAATGTTGGAGCGCTTGTTCGACGGGAGCGGGCAGGGCTCGATGCAAGGGTGCCCCCGGGCGGCGAGCTCAGCAACCGTGGGCCCAACCCGACGGCGGCCCTTAGCACACAAAGCGCAGAACCCATTCCCGGAGTACAGGCGAGTCTCAGGGAACTCCGTGATGCTGGTGCGTGGAGGGCGCATGCGAACACCGCAGCGCGAGCAGTAGTGCGCCTCACTCCAGTCCATGTACGCCTTCGCCGCACCCTCATGACCGCGGCGCTTACGCCGGTAGCAGGAGTTGCAGATCCCCTTCCCTCCGTAGGCGCGAGTGCCCGGGTGGTCGAGGAGAGTCGTGCGGGGGGCGCGCATCTGCTGGTCGCAGACCTTGCAGTACTGGGGGGTGTTCTCCCAGTCGATCTTCATGGGGTGTCCTTTCGTTGACTGACCAGCACAGTCTACCACGCCGGAGCCCTTGGGGCAAAGGGCGGGGCCCGCCTTGGCATACACGAGAGGAAAGGAAACTCAATCGTGGTCCATCAAGGCGGGCCCCTATCAGCACGACCAGCATAGCCGCACTCAAGTACGACAGTCAACTCTCCGGAAAACCTGGACAGTTCACCCCGAGGCCGTGTAAGCCAATCTGAGCGCCTTTTCACGACCCCAGGTAGGCGAGCACCCACAGTCACCCC